TTCTAGTCGGGGAGTATGGCGACGTGACCCAGAGACCTCACTACCACTTAGCCATGTTCGGGCTCTCCAACTGTCGTTTCGGAACGACACAGCTCACTAAACGCAAAACCCGGTGCTGTCCGGAATGCGATTTCGTCCAGGAGGCATGGGGCCTCGGCAATGTGTACCTGGGCGAGCTCAACAACCAGTCAGCTCAATACATCGCTGGTTACGTGTGTAAGAAAATGACAAACAAGACAGACATACGTCTTGACGGCAGACATCCAGAGTTCGCAAGAATGTCACTCCGCCCTGGGATCGGGGCGGACTTCATACCAGAGGTAGCGTCCTCGCTAATGCAGCATGAAATTGATACGGAAGATGTCCCTAGTGTGCTGCGTCATGGGCGTTCTATTTATCCTCTGGGACGTTATCTCAAAGGAAAATTGAGGGAACAACTTGGTCGTGCAAAGGAGGCTCCTAACTCAGTCAAACTCAAAATGGAAAAAGAGATGCAGCCTATGCGAACGTTTGCGTTCGAAAATTCGCTTCCTCTCAAGAAAGTGGTCAAGGATGCGTACCACGGCGAAACGCTCCAGGCAGAAAAGCGCTATGCGCTAAAACGTAAAAAGGGATCAATATGAAACGTGGCAAATTTAGTCTCTCGAATTACAAGCTTCTCTCATGCGATATGGGTGAGCTCATCCCGTGCGGTCTTTGGGAGGTTCTCCCAGGCGATACTGTCCAGGCCGCCACTTCCGCCTTGCTGCGGGCGTCTCCGCTCTTGGCTCCTGTCATGCATCCAGTGGACGTTCGTATTCATCACTGGTTCGTCCCTCACCGTCTGGTCTGGGAGGATTGGGAAAATTTCATCACTGGTGGTCCGGATGGTCTCAACGCCTCTGTATTTCCCACTATTACTATTGGCGGTGGCACAGGGGCTGCTATCGGTTCTCTTGCTGATTATCTGGGCATTCCGACCGGTGTAAATAATATCGAAGCCTCTGCGCTTCCGTTCCGCGGTTACGCGCTTATCTGGAACGAGTGGTATCGGGACCAGGACTTACAAACTGCGCTTACAATCGACAAAACATCAGGCGCAGACACCACTACAAACACCACACTTCAGAACATTGCCTGGGAAAAGGATTACTTCACCAGCTCGCGTCCCTGGGAACAGAAAGGCGCCGGCATCACGATCCCGTTGGGCGATGAAGCTCCGGTTCTTGGTATCGGTAAATTCAACGACACTTGGGGCGGCAGCCAGACAGTGTTCGAGTCAGACGGTACTGCATCAACTTATACAAACGCTTCAGGGATCGATTTGGGTGCAGGTTCAACTTCGTTCTATGTCGAACGAGGTGCACAGGTAGGCGGCAGCTACTACCCAAATATCCGAGCGGACTTGTCAGCCGCTTCGGGAATTACAATCAACGATCTTCGTGAAGGTATGGCCCTCCAACGGTACGAGGAAGCTCGTGCAAGGTTCGGTTCTCGCTATGTTGAGTATCTCCGTTATCTCGGCGTTCGTTCTTCCGACGCTCGCTTACAGCGCCCTGAGTACCTGGGCGGTGGCAGGGAAACCATTCAGTTCTCTGAAGTTCTTCAGACAGCCGAAGGCCCTGACCCCGTTGGCGCCCTCAAAGGTCACGGTATCGCAGCTATGCGTTCCAACCGTTACGGGCGTTTCTTCGAAGAGCACGGTTACGTGTTTTCTTTCATCTCAGTGCGCCCTAAGACGATCTATGCCCAGGGCTTGCCCCGTCACTTCAACCGGCGTGTCAAAGAGGATTTCTGGCAGAAAGAGCTGCAGCACATTGGCCAGCAGGAAGTTCTCAATAAGGAAGTGTACGCGGCTCACGCTACTCCAGACGGGACGTTTGGTTACCAGGATAGGTACGACGAATATCGGCGTACCGAGTCAACTATCGCCGGTGGGTTCAGAGACAATCTGGATTTCTGGCATTTCGCCCGAATCTTCGGATCAACCCCGGCACTAAACGCCGATTTCGTCAAGTGCGTACCTACCGAGCGCACTTTCGCCGTTCCATCGGAAGACGTGCTATGGATTATGGCCAAACATTCCGTCCAGGCACGACGTGTGGTCGCGCAGACCGGCACATCGTTTATCTACTAGGAGGTTAAAATGAAAAAGATTAAGGGCCTCGAGGTCGAGGCCAAGTCCTACAAGTCAAATCTCGGCCGCCTGGACGAGAGAGGCCGCGAGATCCTCGACGGCCGTCCTATGGAGCCCCCAGTGGGCTACAACCCCCAACCATCACTGATGGAAAAAATCCGTCGAATGGTCCACGACGCGCAGGTCCAGCGGGAGCTGGCCAAGGCGGGCGCAGAAACCTTCGACGAAGCCAACGACTTCGACGTCGGTGATGACTACGACCCCAAGTCTCCCTGGGAGAAATATTACGAGCCAACCTCCTTTGAGCAGTTTATCGCGGAGATGGAAGCGGCACAGAAGGCGGAGCCGCCCCGGGAGCCCCCAAGCGGAGGGGCGGCGCAGCCCCCTGCAGAAGGCCCGCCCAAGCCCGTGACGGGCTAGTTCACAGTACATACACTTGATATGTACTGTGTTAGGTGACACCAAGAGGGACAAAAACGATGGCAAGAGGAAGGTTCTATAGGTCTTCAGGGCTGCGGGATATCTCCACTATCCCTAACCGGAGGTTGACAGCCTTAAACTATACAACCAGACCGTTAACCTTCCTCCAAACCATCGAAGATCGCAGAGACTTCCACCCCGAGCAGGCCGCTAGGCCTGCTCGGTCTTTCTCTCGATCGGTCCATAGCCTGGCTGTTCCGGCTCGCCGGACTGGCAGGCTTCCAATCGGGGTCACCTTTCACAATCCAAACAAAGTTCTAGTATGCGTCCGTCGCAAGTCCAGGCGAGAGGTCCTCTTCGCCCTGGGACAAACAGGCAAGGGCTCTGCCCTGGGCAAACGTAGACGCAATCAGTATTCCGAAATCCAATGTTAGGAGAATCCCATGTGGGGAGAAATTGCAGGAGCCGCAGGCAGCGTTATTGGTTCTTTATTCGGCAAGTCGGAGGCCGAGAAAAACATCAAGATGCAGAAGCAATTTGCGCAGCAAGGAATCCAATGGAAGGTTGCAGATGCAAAGAAAGCAGGAATCCATCCTTTATATGCTTTGGGTGCGCAAACCCATTCCTTCGCCCCGGTTCAGACGGGTATTTCTGAAAATATGGCATCAGCAGGCCAAAGTTTGGGCCGCGCGGTTGACGCTTATCGCTCTAATGGTGAGCGCTTGGACGGTTTTACAAAAGCTAGTCAGTCTCTTCAGCTAGAGAACGCAAAACTCAACAACGATCTTCTCAAGCAGCAGCTCGCGTCCAACCAGGCAACACTCAATCAACCCGGCACTCCTCCGCCGGCGCCTTCGCCTCGCAGTCGATATTTACTCGACGGTCAAGGGTCCACGGCCGGCGGCCTTGTAGATACCCAGCCTCTTAAAGTCTCAGCAGTCGACCCCACAGCAAAACATAACGAAGCGGGAGCATTCGGTGAGGTTGGCTGGGCTCGTACAAACACAGGTCTTGCGCCTGTTCAAAGCCAAGATAGTAAAAATAGAACAGAGGAAGATTTACCTGCCCTAATGGGCTGGACAGTCCGCAATCGGCTTATGCCTATGCTCAATACAAAAGGGCTCACACCACCAGTCAAACCAAAGCCAGGCTATTACTGGCGTTGGAATCCATGGCTTCAAGAATATCAACAAATGCCGGTTGTTCGGCGTGCAGCAACCCCATTCGGGTACAAGTGAGAGGAGGTGATTACAATGCGTGGTCGTAGAGGTCGTCGTTCCTATGGTCGTGGTCGTCGGGTGTTTTCCCGGCGTCGCGGTTCAGCGGGCCGTCGGCGCCGTTCAGGCGGACCACTTCGCGTAGGGTTCAGGATGTAATGAAATGTTCATCCCCTTACGTTCATATGAGCCAGGCACACCCGTGCGGGCAGTGCCTGGCTTGCCGCATCAACAAAAGGAGGCAATGGTGCCACAGGATAATGCTGGAGAGTTTGCTGCATCCGCAGAACTCGTTTTTAACGTTGACATACCAGGACGAACACCTGCCGATATCGAGCAGCGGTTTGCCGACCTTATCACCGAAGCATTCAAGAAACTTTTTGAAGAGGTTGCGCAAGAAAGCGGAGCCGTCTCGCTTGAGGTATTTTCTAGTAGGGGAGTA